GACTTAAGAAATCATTTATTTGAAGTAATTGAAATGCTAAAAGATGAAGAGCAAAATTCGATGACTATCGAAAAAGCAAAAGCAATTGTAGATGTTAGCCAGGCTATCATTAACACAGCTAAAGTTGAAGTGGATTACATCCGCGCAACGGATGGTGTGCGTAGGACTAACTATGAAACTGAATTTCTAAACTCTAATCTACTTGAAAATGAAAAAAATTAACATCGACCTATTAATTAAATTCTTGCAAGTTCGTAGGTATAATGGAGTGCCGACAAAAATTGATATTTTAGCATCAATATCTAAAACTCAAACTCGTACATTAACTCCCCCAAACTGGCAATGGCATTAAAAAAAACTGAAAAAGAAAAGTTAGCAATGACACTATCACTTCTTGTAAATGAGTTTAACCAGCTTAAAAAAAATGGTCAGTTTAAGGAATGCATAGGCATCGAGAAAGCAATTGACATTATTAAACAAGTTTACAAATGACTAAATGTGACGGCATCGAATGCCCAATTAAACACCAATGCGCAAGGTTTACTATTAAAGCTGAGGATATCCAGTGTTATCTAACCTATCCTCCTTATAAGGATGGCAACTGTAAATTTTATATCTCGACTAAACCCGAAATAAAAAAAGTTAAAAAATAGTTGTCATTTTGTATATATTGAATTACTTTTACAAAAAAAAATTATGAAGCTACTGACTAAACAACTGATTGACCTGGTAAACCAGGATTTATCAAAAGAGCAATTGATTGCTGAAATTACTAAAATGCAAAGCTTAGAGATTGAGCATATATCTCAGGCATTCCGCACCGGTTGGATAACTCAAGACAAATGGAGTTTAGACCTTGAGATTTATGACCATATTATGTCGCGTTACAATGAGGAAAGTATGACTTATGATGAATATTATTCATTAAAGAAAAGTGTTAATTTTTGGAAAAAAGTTAATGATATTACTAAAGGAGGTCAAGATGCCTAAGCAAACCGTTACAATTTGTAACCAACTGAAATAGTGCAAGGAGAAGCACTGCATAGATAAAAAATCCTGACAGCTTGGAAAGACAAGCATTTATAAATGAAAATTTACATCGCAATATTATCAGGTATAATTACTTATCTAATTTTAAAAATATTAAATCCTAAGAAAAAATGAAAACCTATCCAAACAATGAAATAACAGGTCTAACTAAACGTGAATATTTTGCCGCTATGATAATTAGTAGTCACTGGGCGGATAATAACGAAAATTCAGGATTTACTGCTGAAGATTATGCAAAAATATCAGTTGAAATGGCTGATGCTTTAATTGAAGCTTTGAATAAAGATAGTAGTCCGAAACCATCGGACATCTAATTGAACTATTCGGTTTTTTCGACCAGTTGGTGTAAGCGGGAATGAATACCGCCACGGGTAACAACCATATGTCTAAGATTAACTAAAGGCTAATCGAAGCGTGGAAAATATGGGGATGAGAGTTCGAACCTCTCACTGGTCACTAACACTAATCTTAAAAAAATGAAAAAACTATTATTATTGTTACTTTTAAGTAACGTGGCTTATGCCCAGGACTCTTTATACACTAAAGAGCAACTAACAGCTACCGGTAAGTTATCTTTAACTACCATTTATCTCAACCAATGTAACCAGCTTGTAACACTATTGCCTAAAGTAGTGTTTAACGATTACAATTTTAAAAATGACATCCCGGTAAACAAGTTTGTTACAAAAAGACGCGAGAATGTTAATGATGCAACAGTTAAATTTAATGCCTACTATTCTGAAAATTACCGCGATATTACACCATATGCCGACAAAAAAGAATTAGTAGATGGCATCCTTTACTTACAAGGTATTATTGAAAAATTAAAAGGAGGTGTAAAATGAGCTTATTAAAATTAATTCGCGAAAAGCATAAAGAGTTAGATCATTTTGATTTTTATAATTGGGTACAATTAAACGATTGGGAGATGCTGATGGAGGAAGAGAAAGCTTTAATTGATGCCTATAATCATGGCGCTGTGCAAGGTTATGAATATGCAAATGCATACACTAAACAACCGCTTAAAAGTGGTGTAGATTATGTAAAAGAAAAATATGAAAGGTAACATTATTCAATATAGCAACGGTGAATTTATAGTTCACTACGAATATCAAACTGAACTTGGTCAGCACCTTTACCAGGAATTACCAATTCATCCATTTTATCGCAACGCGACATTTGAAATTGATGAAGAGGTTAACTTTCAATATGCGAAAGAATGTGAGTTCCACTTTCCAGCAACTTGCCAATGTAATGACTTGCGCTTATATGCTCTACCAATAACTAAAAAAGAAAAGAAATTTGATTCCTGGTTATTTATTTTAACACTAATTACTTTTTTACTTTTAATGGTTGACGCATTTAGTCAAGGTGTATCTATTCAATCAGGTAACGGTGCATCGCATATGGATGTCGCTTATTTAAAAAAATGCAATGTCCAAACTTTACGCATCCAACTAAAGCCTATTTATCGCGCTCAAAAATATAATGTAACTCCTAAATTAGCATTTAATTTGGAATTGGGATGGGCGCTAAGAATAGTGGACGAGTGTAATAAAGTGGGAATTTTACCCGTGATAGCATTTAATGAGGTACTACTTACACCTGAACTTTCAGATGAATTACCAGCTTTTTGGACGGATGAAAATTTAAATAATGCTTACTATAATGTAAGTAAGGTAGTAGAGAAGTTTGCTAATAAAGTTTATGCATATGAATTTATTGGTGAACCGGTGCTAATTGATAGTGGTCGTGTTATAACTCCTCCACGTTTGGAAGAGTTTTACATTAAAGCTTTAGAAGTAGTTAGGCAACGTGATCAAAATGCTTATTTCATCCTTACACCTGGTCCGTGGGGAATGCCTACCAATTATGGCAAATTTGTGCCGTTTAAAATAATTGATGATAAGCTAATGTATAACTTCCATATGTACTTACCTTTCACATATACGCACCAAGGTTTGGATAATAGACCGAAAGGAGTTTTATACCCGAATGAAAATTTTAACGCAGACACTATTTTAAAGCGATTTAAGGTGGTTTCGGAGTGGAGTAAGAAATATGGCTATCCTATCTTTTTGGGTGAGTTTAACGCGGTTAGATGGGCAAAAAATAGTGGAGCATATGTCCAGGATGTAATTAACGCTGCTAAACTTTATAACTTCCAGTGGTGTTATTTTGCTTACCGTCCTAATTATATTTTTTGGAATCCATATTATGGCATTGCAAACACCAGCGCACTACCGGTTAATTATTATTTAAGAAATTACGGCATCGATAGCCAACAATGGCTAATGCTAATTTATAACTTTCAAAATGGAAACACTAATTAAAATGGCACTATACATAATGCCACTAATGGGAATAGGAATTATAATATCACTAATACTTGAATTTTATGAGAATAAGCGAAAACGGGATTAATCTAATTAAATTTTTTGAAGGCTTTTGTCCAAAGCCATATAAGTGTACTTCAGGTGTACCGACTATTGGTTATGGCGCGACTTTTTACCTGGATGGTACAAAGGTGACAATGAATGACGAAAGTATAACTAAAGAAGAGGCTACTATATTGCTTAAAAATATGGTGAAGCTTTTTGAGGACCAGGTAAATTCATTCTTAACGGCTGACATTAATCAAAATCAATATGATGCGTTAATATCTTTATGTTATAACATAGGTTGGAATGCGCTGCGCAAATCTACATTGATGACCGTATTAAATGCTAATCCAAATGATGAAGCAATTAAAATGCACTGGGTAAAATGGGTGAACTCAGCTGGGCGCAAATCAAATGGACTTGTTAAACGCAGAAAGTTGGAACTTGAACTTTACTTTAAACCTATGGTATCGAAAAAGACCTTGGAAGAGATGGCAAAAGAAATAATGAAAATAAATAAGTTTGACGATGAAATTTATATTTAAACTAAATGAGTTTCCTTTCGAGGAGATGTCTAAAAGAGAGCGCGACAGCTTAGTAATGCAATTACGAGATGAACTTGCTAAACTTACCTGGCGAGATATTGCATGGACCATTTGGGGTAACTCTAACATTACCATTATTGTCAAAGATGAATTTTACTTCTTTAGAATTATTGAAATTGATAACCATTTAATACTACTTGAATATGACGGAACTGCGTCTTAAAAATGAGTATGAGGCTAACCTCGAAGCTCAACTTATGCACATGGAAAAAATGGATGCATATCGGGAAAAAATCTTAATTAATAACGATTACACAATTCACGAATTTCACGATGCTATCAGGATCAATATGCACCAGCAAGAAATAAACACCTTGCAAGAAAGAAATCGTTTAATTGATACTTATCTAACAGAATTATGGAAAAAGAAATTAAAATCGAAAAACTCAAAAAAGAAGTCGAAGAGTTAACAAAGCATTTGAGGTTACGCACTGCAAATACTGAAGCTTCACGCGATGCGGTAACTAAAATGATAGCTTATAAAAAGAATAGAATTTTGGAGTTGTCGATGCAATAGGTTAACTTTGAAGAAATTATTTGAAATATGTTACAAGCTAATGTTACTGGGACGATAGGTCAAGATGCCATCGTTAACAACACATCCGAGTATCAAATCTTATCGTTCAGCGTGTCAGCGTCAAGCAAAAAAGACAAAGCTGGACAATGGGTTACTACTTGGGTTAAATGTGTTAAATTCTATCCGCAAGGTAAAGCAATTGACCTTTTGCCTAAATTAACTAAAGGATCAAAAGTTGCCGTATCAGGTAGAATTGAATTGTCTGAATGGACAACTAAAACTGGAGAAAAAAAGACCGACATCCAGTGTAATGCTGACTACATCGAAGTGCTAAGTTCAACCTTTGATGCGGTTCCAGTTGTTGCAAATTCAGCACCTACTAATTTATTTCCTTAGGTTTTTTTGTTATTTATTGTTGTTAGGGGGCGCTTCATGCGCCCTTTATTTTACCCCCAATCATTGAGAAAATGATGATTTACCCATCCAAAAGATGGGTTTCTTTTTATATGTTATTAACAAAATGCACCTTTTTTTAGCGGAAGGCATTTGAATTCCGGGAAGGCATATTTTTCCTAAAGATTTTTAAAATTTGGCATTTTTAGGATTTTTGGAAGGCTGCGGAAGGCTTTTGGAAGGCATTTGGGAAGGCAAATGACTATCTTAATAAATTGATTTTCAATAAGTGGGAGGTAAAGAAGGCACTTTTTCTATATCTACTAATTATTTATTAAAAAATGCCTATTTTAGTATAAAAGTGTAAAAAGGAGAGTATAATAGGAAAAGCATACTTTCATCCTTCTTTTACCTTGTTAATAACTCTATTACTATTTTACTTGCTATTGTATTTTTTTAATATAATTTTACATTTGGGATAAATGTTTATTAATTAAAATAAGAAAATACTATCATAAATGGTAGAGTTATTTTTGTAAACTTTATCCCCAATTAAATTTTAATTAATTAATTCTACCATTATGATTAAAAAAGCTATTGCTTATTTACAACAAGGTATCAGCGTTATACCGGTAAACAAGCTTAAAGTTCCGACCATTAAAAGTTGGACCAAATTTCAAAGTGAATTAATGACTATTGCTGATGCGGAAGTTTACTTCCAGGATGCTGAAGGTATAGCGACAATTGGTGGTAAAGTGAGCGGAGGTCGTGAAATGATAGACATCGACTGCAAGTATGACTTATCAGGCAATCTCTACGAAAATTACATCGAATGCATCAAAAATCATTCATTAAACCTAATTGACAAACTGGTAATTGTACGCACACCAAGTAACGGTTATCACTTAATTTACCGGATAGAAGATGAGTGTTCTAAAAATTGCAAGTTAGCTAATCGTTATTGCACGGATGAGGAAGTTGAGCATAACCCCCACGAAAAGGTAAAAGTGCTAATTGAGATTAAAGCTGAAAAAGGATATTGCCTTGCGCCTCCAACACCAGGTTATGAATTTATAAGTGAACGAACCGAAGCAATAGTTATTACTGCTGATGAGCGCGATTTACTTTTAACACTTGCACGATCATTTAACCAGGTGATAGAAAGTGAGGTTGTAATTCCTAAAAAAATTAAGGATGTTGACGATAGTAGTTTTATTGATAGTCCATTTGACGATTATAACTTGCGCGGTGATGTACTAACGGAATTTACTAAACACGGCTGGACAATTGTCTCAGAAAATTCGACACGTTTCCATTTAAAAAGACCTGGCGATACTTCCAGCAAAACATCCGGGACATATCATAAAGAGTTAAATAAGTTTTATTGCTTTAGTACCTCAACCCAATTTGAAAGTGAAAAAGCATATAG